AAACTCGTATTGGACTCTTAACTGAAATCCGAGACAAGTATGTATTAATGGCACAAGGGGAAAAGAAATCCTTCTTGAGTCGCAAGGAAGTCAATACATATTTTGAAGAAAATATCTTTGATAATGTAGCAGAACCTGTTGCAGAAGCTGAAGTTCAAAAGGATTATTACATCAATGGATATCCTGTTGACTTTGATAGTCCAAATGAAGTTATCATCAAGGGCAATAAATTGCCACTCTTTAGCAAAAAAGCGACAAGTGATGTGTATTATAGTGCAGGACACTATTGCCTAAACTTCCCAAAGAATTGGATGCCAGCATATTGCCCTAAGCTCTCTACATTGGAAACCTACGAATTTGCGGGGCCATTCAAAACTGAAATGGAAATGCGTTCCAATTTGGTTAAACTCCGTAAGGAAAAATCAAATAAGAAATGAAAGGATGAGTGAATTTCAGAAACTAAAACAGCGCCTAAGAAATATAGGTAAGAATACAACGGAATATAGAATGACCGTTGAAGAGGCAAAAAATCTTGTGGCTGAATTTGAAGCTATAAGTTCCAAACAAGAAAAACCGCATATGGAAGCGGTGCTCAATGAACCCACTATTACAACAACTCGAATATTAGATGGTGGCGCTTTCTAAAGGATCTTCGGATCCTTTTTTTATATCCCGTTTGAAATCCTATTAAACTCCTATTTTTTGATAAATATATGTATAGTTATCGGAGAATAGAAATGGCACGTCCAAAACCTACAATATTATTAGAGAATGTAAATACAAAGAGTTATAAGGCTGAACAGGTTCTTAACGCTGAAGCCATTTACGCAGTATTTTATCAAGGCAAGCCTGTGAATCTGCGAACACTTAGTCACCTAATTTCATATCCGGGACCTAAGTATAAGAAGGTAAGTTTTTCCAATTCAGGGCATGCATTTAATCTTGCAGAAAGATTAAATAAGCTTTTCAAGACTACTGAATTTGCAGTATATAAACTCACTGCTGGAGAGGTCTGTACAGAGGCTACTGACTAGGGCATCGAATCCATAAAATAGTCTGGATACATTTTTGCGAATTTTCTCATTATCAGGCCAGCAATTGCGTTAGCTTCATTTTCGATGGAGCTACCATCAGATCCGTCTAATTCATCACCATCCATCATTTGCTTCCAGTGTACAAGTTCGTGAGCTAAGGTACGCATAACATCCATAGGATGTCTTCCCTTAGTTACAACTCTGACACTTTCGCCATCGAATTCACCAAACGATGTGCCGCCACCTACCGCATCGTCGTTGACCATTTCAATGGGTGGGAGTTCATCAATCTCAAGTTCGTGCTTGCACAATTGTAACAAGTGTGTTATCATTGGTTCTACAATTGCTTCTCTTATCCTCATACACTATTTATCATGAAAACACCTAATCCCAATGATATGTTCGACGGAGATCTTCATGTCGGACAAAAACAATGTACCGGTTGTAAAAAATGGAAATCCCATACAAAAACATATTTCGAAACACGGTCTTCATCTGTTCCGGGGAAACCGTGTAATTTAAGAAATCACTGTAATGATTGTAGAGCAAAAGAGAAGAAGGCAATAGCAAAAGCTAGAAAATCCCAGAATCCTCCTAAAATTGATCAACCTTGTTCAATTTGCAGGAATATAGTACCCCTTGTCCTGGACCACGACCACGGAACTGGTCAATTCAGAGGATGGATCTGTGATAGTTGTAATAAAATGCTAGGAATGGCTAAAGACAATCCAACTATATTAGAGGCCGCAATAAAGTATCTATCAGAGTTTAAAGAGGAACAAGATCGTAAGAATTTGTTAATTGGCGCATGAAAACACTTATAGAGCAAATTTCGTTTTGGGGTGCGATAATTGGCTCCTTGTTGTTGGCGTTACACATTACGGTAAGTGGATGGGCATATATTCCATTCCTATTGTCAAATATTGCTACCATTTATCTACTCAAGAAGAGTGATGCTCCAAAAATAATCGGCTGGCAATGTTGGTTCTTCATAGCAATCAATCTTCTTGGAATAGGTAGATGGTTGCTATAAATACACATATGAATCCACTGAAGATAGCTATCTTCGCTGAAATTAAAACCAAGCACGAAGAAGCAGCACCACTAAGTGATGAACAATTAAATAATGTATTGTTTCACCACCCGGATGGATTGCGTCTATCTTTAACAGGATTCCGCATAGTTAAGAATATTTTCACAGCATATAGCTTTGAATTACCTGATACAATAAAATCTAAACACCAGCGCAGTTTAGGTAAATTGGAATATCCATATTTCCTTACCAAGAATAGATTGATTCTATTTTCGGAAATGGATGCTATGGTAATCAAATTACATGGTGGAGTGCAGGGTTTCTTAGAAACCTTTTGTTTTATTGACGAGTAGTCGGTTGTATGCTATAATAGCATATGAAAGATCTTGAAAAATCATACGACGAATTATTCGAGGCATTGACCCTTGAACCTACTCGTGTGGTTGCTAAAACCCCTCCCTTTCAGGGATTTGGACCAGATCCCAAATTTTGGGGATTTTACGGTCCTTGGAATGTTCCTGCAAAATGGAATCCATTAGATCATTACGATATCGAATATCGCAATAAGGAAGCCAAATTACATAGAATATTCGGCCCAGCGTATGTGAGTACGTTGTATAATGTGGAGGCCTGGTATAAGGATGGATTACGACATAGAGAGGATGGTCCGGCCTATATTCATAAGGGGACATTGGTTTGGTTTTATGAAGATAAGCTCCATAGATTGGATGGTCCAGCAGTAGTCGAAGGCGGCGGCCCAAAACAATATTGGATACACGGACAGAGATTATCACCCAAAGAATATAAGAAAGAAATTGCTCGCCGGAAACGCAAAGGATTGATAAAATGAAAATAAAAGTTTGGTCGGATTTACATTTAGAGTTTAGACGAGATCATATGGGGACAATCCTATTTGATCATATCCACCACGAACATTCGGATGATAAGGAAACAATCCTGCTTTTGGCAGGAGATATTAGCACGGGTGTCACTGCTATGCCGTTCGTAGAAGAGATGTGTAAGCATTTCAAGCATGTGTTAATGATTCACGGCAATCACGAATACTATTATAATGAGTTTGAGAAGACCGTTAAGAATTGGCAAGACTGGGAATTAGAAGGTAGCCCAAAAAATTTCCACTTCCTATACAATGATCAACGCATTTTGGATGGTGTGCGTTTCCTTGGCGGAACTATGTGGACTGATTTCAATGATGGTGATCCAATCGTTATGGGTGCGGCGCATAGAATGATGAACGACTATTCAGAAATTAGTAATAATGGAATCCGTATTGTTCCAGCTTTTATTATGGCCGAGAATGATAAGTTTATGGATTTTCTTCTTAAGAAATTTGAAGAACCGTTTGATGGGCCGACCGTTGTTATGTCTCACCACAGCCCTGGTAATGAATTGAAGCGTCGTGGAAGATTAGGTGATAGACTCGGCCCGTGCTATTTTGCGGATATTGAAGAATTGATTGGTTATCATGATAAAGTTACCCTGTGGTGCCACGGACATCTTCATAATAACTGGGACTACATGATAAATAATACAAGAGTTGTATGTAATCCTTACGGATATTGTGGATATGATACAAATAAAGAATTTAATAGAAATCTCATTATAGAGATTTAAGCCTACCGCGAATATAGGACAAGTCTGGTGGATATTTAGTCATTACCTGATTTGTTCCATTATTCCACCAGTGTGTATCTTTGGCCAGATGTCTTCCTGATCCCCCGGCAAATGCCTTGATAGATAATCTGCCAATATTATATTCTTCTGGAATAGATTTATTTTTATCTATCATAATTTCGTTAATTCCGTTATTGATCCAATACCGATCTTTATTAATATTAGCACCAATTTGTGAACCAATATTATTGAATGGAAGTCTACCACTTTTATAATCTTCACTTGGTGGATATTCCGAATGACATTGCTTAGTTCCATTATTCCACCATTTAAATTTTAATTTCCTATCTCTATTCTTCTTTACAATATTTTCTAAATTCGGATGGTAGGTCATTGTATCTCCTCCATCGCCCATTTCTATTCGAAGATTAGCAAATTTTGGACTATCAACTATATTCCATAAATTGGAATAATAAATTCCTTTCTCCTTTAATTGTAGTTTATCATCTGTCTCAAATAATATTTCTGTGTTAACATCATATCCATATTTTTCAATATGTCTGATCCAATATTTTCCGGAACCTTTATATTTAACAGGATCCTTTCTTGTTGTTTTTCCTAGATATTTTAATCCAGTTTTATTATGAGTTTTAAGATAAAGATAGAAAATCATTTTGAATCCTTTATGTTATTGATTATTTATAGTATATTTATCTACATGGACACACTCACGAATTAAAAATGGATGATAGAATATTTTTAACAGAATATACATACAAAGGTATAACTGGGGCTATATATCATCCATCTATTAAGAATGGCAAATGGTATCTTTTGCCAGGCGCACATCCGACCGACTTCTGGATTGTAGTATGGAAATGTAATATTCCAGATGATGAAGCCACAATTTTGAAACTCAAATATGGCGGATAGATGATCTACTTTCCAGAATACATGGCCGAGCCCAATGAGGATGGGTATGTAATAGTTCCATATCTGAAGAATGGAAAATGGTATCTTGGAAGTGAACATATTTCCTTGACAAGATTAGGAATCGTATGTAAAATACCAGAGGAAGAGCTAATTCTGCTCAAACTAACCTATGGTGGATAAACATGAATCAATGGCAAAATGTGAAGTGCATCCAAAGCTCGGATGAGAATGTTCGTAAGTATGTGTTTACTAACGAAGGCGAGCGTGGTGCTGTTGCGGAATCAGTGCTATATAAGTACCCAACCTACGAGGATCGCACCGTAATCTGTTGCAGCACGCAATCAGGATGTCCGGTTGGTTGTAGGTTCTGCGGCACCGGTGAATTCTTCATCCGCAGTTTGACAGGTGATGAGATTGTTGCTCAAGTGCAACACTTGTTTACAGATCAGAATATTGATCAATCCAAAGTCGAGCGCACCCAAATCATGTTTATGTCCATGGGTGAACCTTTGCTGAACAAGCAAGGGTTGGTCGATGCCTTGCGCCAACTCTACAAACTCTATCCTACTGCTGCATTGCTTATCAGCACCAGTGCCCCTGATATTGACTACCAGTGGGTCCGTGATATCAGTGTTGAAATCCCCACTATCGGTCTTCAATTTAGCGTACATGAATCCACGGATGAGGCGCGCAACAAATTAGTCCCATTCAAGGCGAAGCTCGACCTTGCTGGTATTGCTGAACAGGGTGTGCTCTGGCATGCTGCCACTGGCCGTCAACCGTTCTTCAATTATTGCGCACACGATGCTAATTCGGGCGGGGCCGATGCCCTGCGGTTGTACGCACTCTACGATCCGAAAATTTGGCAATCAACGGTATCTGTTATTTGTGAACAGAACGAATCCGTTGCTGCTGCAAATGTTCGCCAGCGCCAGTTGGCAACCGATTTCATGGATAAGTTGCTGAACCTGGGATACTCCACTCGTTGTTTTGATCCTGCTGGTCAAGATGATATTGGTGGTGGATGTGGCCAACTATGGTATGTTCAGGATTACGCCAAGAACCATCCGGAATTAGTTCGTAGTTCCTGCGGCGCTGGTAAACCGAAGGTGCATGCTCCGCGTGTAATTGAAATTGTGAGTGTGTAATGAATTTCCAACAAGCCATAGATAGGGCATGTGAAGAACCAACTTTGTTGGATGCTCTATCTTGGATTGCTGTTTGGGAATCAGAAAGAGTAATACCTATCGCACATAAATTTCTGAGTGGAGAAAATCCACGCAATGGTGATGGATCAGGTTGGACTACATGTTTCAAATTCCTGATTAAGGAAGTTACCGAACAATATCCATTACAACAGGTTATTAGAAAGTTAAAATGAAGAAAGTATTTTACGAAAAGATTGGCAAGAAGTATGTTCCTGTTTCGGAATTTGATGGAGACCTGCGAAGTGCAATGCCTGCAGGATCTCACCTTGTTACGATTGCGCCAAATAGTGTTAGTACAAGATATAACATTGATCCTGCCTATGCTCCATTGATTGCTGCGGGAATAGTTGCCGAGGAAGCTCTTTCCAAATTCATAATGAAGGCCACTGACATTAAACCTTCATTGGAACCTTTAACTAAAGAACAAATACGAGCCTGGAAAAAGTTATCAGAAGCGTTTGGAGAATCCGGTTATCTGCTACAACGGAACTCCGCAGCGCAGGCTTCAAGGGAAGTTGTTACCGCTTTACAAACGGAAGCAGATAAGCTATTATCTAACGAGGCAGTCAAAAACGCATATGAAGAATTCTTAATCATATGTAAACTCACAAAGATAACAAAATGATCGCCGACAAGAAAGCACACCTTATATACCTTGAAGATGCATTGGCAAGGCATGAGGAAGAATATGATAGGTGGAAATCAAATGGTTACCCACAACCATTGTTAGATCTTTTCCAAGAAGATATGGGTAAGCTGAAGACTATTATAGAGAATGTCAAAAAGGAAATATCATGATTACAATCAAAGATTACATGGAAGCAGTCCAATATCGTATTACCGACGGTAGCGAATATCAATGGTCTTGCTATGGACCAAATGCCCGTTCAATGGGATATTGGAATGGTAGATACGATGATGGTGTTAGTGTGAATATGGTGTATGACACCATAACACAATTTGTTTATGAAATGGAGGCATGGGATTATGCCGGTGGTAAGGAATACCGTTGGATTCACCCTGGCTACATCGAAAGCTATGTTGGCGAAGCAAATGAGCGTGGTGTTGACTGGAAACAATCCATTGACAACAATAAATTCATTGATTTAGAAATCGCTGAAGACATTCTCGAAAAAGCAACTGCTATTGCCGCTGAAGAAGAATACGATGATCGTATCATGATTCAATTAGAATTAGGCGATGCTGAACAGATGATGCTTATGGAAATGGCTCATGAAGCAGATATGTCACTCAACCAATTTGTTGAATATATCCTCCGTGAAGATATGAAGAGGCACGGCATCGAGGTCTAAAATGGTAACTGATCTCCTTGATCGCCCATTATCGGTTGACGACTACGTCGTTCTATATAATAATGTATATCAAGTAAAGGAATTTATTGGCAGGCACGGTATGGTTCGCATCATCTTGCTCGATAAATCTAAGACAACGAAATCTGTAAAGAAACACAGCAATGCTATGTGTAAGATTGATAAGGAAGATGTCCTTATCTGGAAAATCAAAAGAGGTTATTAAATGGAAATCAATAACGTAAAGATGTGGGTTGGTAACATGGAGGTCGAAGAGGCCGCTGTGAACCAAATCATGAACATCGCCCAACTGCCAATCTTGGCAGGACATATTGCTATCATGCCAGACGTGCATATGGGCAAGGGTGCCACTGTGGGCTCCGTTATTCCTACTCGTGCTGCTATCATTCCTGCTGCTGTCGGTGTCGACATCGGATGCGGTATGGTTGCTGCAATGACCAACTTGAAGGCCGAAGATTTGCCAACGTCATTGTATTCGTTGCGTAATGCAATCGAGCGTGATGTCCCTGTGGGATTTAATGAACACGCGAAAGGTATTCCTTCCGTGTCCGGCCCTTATGCCGATATCTTACGGAAGAATTTAACTAAGACCATGCAAGCATGGGATACGCTGGCAATGAAGCCTAACCTTTGGAAGGCTGATGAAAAGAAGATTGGTCGCCAAGTTGGAACTCTGGGTGGTGGTAATCACTTTATCGAAATCTGTCTTGACACAGAGAATCGTGTGTGGGTAATGCTACACTCTGGTTCACGCGGCATTGGTAATCAGATCGGAACCATTGCTGTTGAGCAGGCAAAGGAACAGGCGTTGAAGCGTGGTTGGGGTCTTCCTGATCAGGATTTGGCATGGCTTGATCAGGGTACTCCGGAATTCGATGCTTATATCGAAGCAATGCATTGGGCACAGGACTATGCACGTTTCAATCGTGACACCATGATGAACTTGGTGCTGGCTGTCCTACGTCACAAGATTCCGCATATGAAGGTAGTTGGAGAGGTTGTTAACTGCCACCACAACTTCACTTCGTTGGAGGAACACTTCGGCGAGGAAATTTGGGTAACTCGAAAGGGTGCAGTTTCGGCACAGGCTGGGCAGATGGGTATTATTCCTGGCTCAATGGGTGCAAAGTCATTCATTGTAATGGGTAAGGGACACAAGGACGCATACTGCTCGTGCTCGCACGGTGCAGGTCGAAAGATGTCGCGTAACCAAGCGAAGAAGTTGTTTACTTCATTGGATTTGGAAAACCAAACCGCTGGAGTTGAATGCCGCAAGGACAAGGATGTGATTGATGAGATTCCGGGTGCATATAAGGATATTGATGAAGTGATGGCTGCTCAATCCGATTTGGTCGATATTGTACATACACTAAAGCAGGTACTCTGCGTGAAAGGCTAATATGAAATATGTGATTGCCGCTGTATTATGTTTTCTTACATTTTCGGCGAGTGCCGGAACATATAGTATAGGATACGGTTCCTTTAAAGACATATCACGGGGAAGTATTTCCTATTCCAATGGGTCAGTTTATCAAATTTGGGGAATGGATGTAGTACCGGAAATTGGTGTGGTAAGATTCAGAGATAATCCATCCGGTGATACAATTGATCAATTGTATATCACACCTACATTCCATTATCAGGTGAATAATTTCACATTCAATGGTGGTATTGGTGTTTCTTGGTTGGATAGTCGTAAATTAGGCGGGAAAGAATTGAGTACGAATTTTCAATTCAACGACCATATCGGGGTATCTTACAGAATCAACAAGAAATCATGCATTGAATATAGAATTACACATATTTCTAATGCTGACATCAAGAAACCAAATCCCGGTATTGATGGACATCAAATCTATCTAAAGTTTACCAATTGACTTATAGAGAAGAAACAACTATACTATATTAAGGTCGTGTTGACCTAAGGAGCAAATAATGCTGTATCTTGATATTTTGGTTGGATTACTTGCAGTAGCGGTTCTGCTGTTATTTGTAACCCAGGTGCTGGTTCCGTTTGTTCGCGGAACTTCATATTTTCCAATCCTCCGGAAAACGGCCGCACACGAAGCTGTGCTTGAAGCTGAACATACCTTGGAAGAACTTTCCGAGATTGAGCAACTCAAAGCACTTACGGAACAAATCAATCAACGTTCAAACAAACTGAAAGAATAAAATGATGACAATGTCACGAATTATTGCGCTGGTTATCTCCGGCATCTGTGTGGTAGCTGCTCTGATCATGCTGCCGATGCTTTTTGAAGACCTTGACTCGAGCCAAGTTATGGTGGTCCAATCGCCCATTTCTGGCGATCTTACAGTTTATACCGATCCTGGCATGAAATGGCAAGGAATGGGTTCTGTTACCAAGTATCCGCGACGTAACGAATTCAAATTCAACCTTGGTTGCGAATCCTCTGCTGCCAAAGCACCTGCAGAATCACGTGCTGGTGACCATACTACTGCTGGTCTTGGTATTCGTTTTTATGACGGTGGTAATGCTACATTGTGCGGTTCCATCTCCTGGATGATGCCACTGAAGCCGGAAGACATCATTGCTATCCACAAGGACTTCCGTTCCAGCGAAGCATTTGAAGTTCAGGCAATTCGACGCTCAATGGAATCGTCCGCCACGTTCTCCGGTCCTACCATGAGTTCATTTGAATCTGCTGCTGGCCGACGCAACGAACTTCTGCAGATTGTGAATGAACAAACCTTGCATGGCGTATACAAGACACTGAGCAAGATGGTACGAGCCAAAGACATTGCTGGTGTGGAAAAGGATATGCAGATCACCGAAATCGTCAAGGACGAAAAGGGTGTTCCAATCCGTGCGCAGGAAAGTTACGTGAACAAGTATCACGTCACTATGCTGCCGATGACAATCAGCCACTTCAGGTATGAAGATCGCGTTGAAGAACAGATCAAGCAACAACAAGCGGCTACCAATGCGGCGGTGGTTGCGATTGCAAACGCCAAGCGTGCTGACCAGGATGCCATCACTGCGGAATCGCAGGGTAAGGCTAATGCTACGAAGGCTGAATGGGATGAAAAGACCATCCAAGCTAAGGCGATTGCTACTGCTCAGGCTAGGGTTACGATTGCTGATGCAGGCGTAAAGGAAGCTGAAGCGTTCAAGAAGGCTGAAATCTTGCGCGGTGATGGTGAAGCTGCTCGTAAGCGTGCTGTTATGGAGGCCGACGGCCAGCTTGACAAGAAGTTGGAAGCACTCGTGACTATCAATGAGAAGTATGCTGATGCTATCAAATCTGCACAGCCGGGTGCATGGAGTCCTCAGGTTGTTATGGGTGGCAATGCTACCAATGGTGGTCAGAATGCAAGTGCATTGATCGACCTGATGACTGCAAAGACTGCAAAAGAACTCGGTATTGACATGAGCGTGGTCCGCGGCGCAACTGCCAAGAAGTAAGAAGTAACAGGTGGCAACACCTGTTGACCAACAAGGGGTTGTAGGCTATAATGGCTTACAACCTCTTCCTACATGTGAACCAAAATGACATACGAAACAGAACAAAGAATAGTAAATCTGAAATCATTCTATTCAGGTTTCCGAGAAGGTGTGGTAAGATTTGCGCATTGGAAAAATGGTGTGCAATATGTTGGCACTACCGGCAAATCATTGAGTGATGCCATTAGGGGAATCAATAAGGAAGAGGAAGAAGGCATTGAGCGAATCAAAAGGAATTATCCATGAACATCCATAACTTCACTAATCGCAATCTCTGCGAGTATGCATCAATCTATCCGACAGTTGCTTCGCTGCTTGATCAACTCTTGTTTACTCTTGGCAACGGATACGACTTTGACGAAGATTCGGGAATGATCTTCGATCGAGATCTCAGCATCGATAATTGTCCCGAACTAACCCCGTCTCAGTGGGAAGCATTGATTGCAAAATGTCATGCTAAGGAACTGAAGTGGGCCGAGAAATATAGGCTGTACGGAAATAGTGACGGTACCATTGATGAGGAACGACTGGTTGAAGATTGCGCCCGGTATAAAATTATCAATGTGGATGATTCCATGTTTACCGAAGATGCACTGTACGCCGAGTTGGTTGAGACACAGAGACTCGTAAATAAAGACAAATACAGGATGGGTTACCATCGGCCGTATCCATTGTCCGAAAAATACAGCGACGTATTCAATCTGAATCTGAACACTCCCAAGTGGTTTGTGCAAATTGCACTGAATCTGTGTAAGGCGTGGGTTCGCTTTCTGACTGAGGAAATTGAGAATAACCATGTCTGGATTAAGCCGTCTCTGCGACCGAGAGACGAAGTGGCCCTGGCAACTGCTGCTGCAATGTCCGAGTTATTTGACGATATTAAGGCTGATCCTGCATACGATGGCTGGGCCGACAACACCAAGGAAGCTGAGTCGGACTATGGCGATTTGACATGGACTACACGTCATCGTAACATGCTTGTTGAGCAGGTGCAACGACTTGAGGGGTTGCTAAATGCCTAAATACACTACATGCAAGTTTCTGTCGGCCAACGAGACCCACTGGGATCCAAATGCGATAGCAAGCGAGCAGACAGAATCCCGGCTGGGGCTGCACCAGAAAACTACTATAAGATTTAATGTAGATCTGAGGTCTACATTAACTATTTCACAATATAATAATGAAATGCGCCAAGTCGGTTGTGTAGTTTTTAAAGACGCAGATATCGACCATCTGCTAGAATACTTCCAGGAGGTCAAACAACACCTGGCCGAACAAGAGTTAGTCAATAAATTAATGGGTGGAAAATAAATGACACGATATTGGATTAGTTGGTACTCGGGTGGTTATGTAGACGAAGGTTGTGTTGAGGAACCTCCCTTTCAATATTGGTGGACTGGTCAACGCGAGCGACCCAACTACGGTCTTACACCCGAAAGATTGGCCGAATATGAAGCCTTTACTGATGAAGATGAGGGTGAAGATTACCTGGACGAACACAGTAGGAGTGATGGGACTGCCTGCGCACTCGTCGAGGCGGAATCCGTATATGAAATTTGGAAAACTGTTGGAAAATATTTTCCAGATTACCGAGAGCGATTCTGTGAGGAATGTGAAGTAGGCCATACTCCCGGCGATCGCTTTGGCAATTTTGAAAATAGGACATCACTCCATGGCTAAGAAGAGAATTATCACTGTTAGTCTCTCTGAAGTATCCCCATACGAGTTGGAAGGCACATTGGATGATGTGGCCGGACAGATCCAAATCTGGATTGAACAGTACGGCCCTACAGCACGGCTGAACTGGGATCCAGATTACTGGCCGCGATATAACGACTCACCCTCTCCTCAATATCAAATTAAGCACGATAGGCTAGAGACTGATGACGAGTATAACAAACGGATCTTAGAGGAAGATATTCAGCGGTCAACACAGGATGAGCGTGACAAAAAAGAGTTTGAACGCTTACAGAGGAAGTTTGGAGCAAAAGAATCTAAGATAAAAGTATGATTGATGAAGATCGCCAATCCATGCGAACAGCCCTCCAGGCTGCTATCATAGCGTTGAATGATTGGCTACATATATACGCTCCGGAATTCTGTAGCGAGGAACATGTCAAGGAATCGCAAGATAGAGTTTTTGAATACGGCACACTCGCGTATATTTCCATCGTAACGACACAATGTCGTGATGCACTAAGATTGGATAAGGAAAATGATCAAAATTCAAACTAAGGTTGGCAATTTGATGAATGTTACTGCTGGACACATTGTTCACGGCTGCAATGCACAAGGTGTAATGGGTTCCGGTGTTGCACTAGCAGTGAAGCGTAAGTTTC